CTAGAGCCATTCAATAGTAACTTGTTCATCGTCGATATAAATCTTATTAATTAGTGATTTTAAATAAAGTTGCTTTTCTCTGAACTCTAAAGAGTTAAAATCAACTGTTGCTAAATCTGCTAAATTTTCTTGTATCTTTTTATTCTTCTTCAATTCCTCGTTTGCTTCTATTTGAGCCTCATAGTAATTGATTTGAGCATCTATATCAGACATCATAGCATCAAGTTCTGAAACTTCGTAAGAACCGCTGATATATAAATCAAAAAGGCGCTTCTTTTTTGTGTGTTCTATTTTAAGTTTTTCGTTTAAACTATCTAATTCGTCTTCTTTATCTATATTTCTAGAAGCGAAACTATAATTATTTACGCGATCAATGATTAATTCTTCAAGTTTGTCAGCTCTCCAAATTTTATTCCCGCATTTTTCGAGTTCATGAGTATGTTTATAAGTCTTGCAACTATAATATCTATAATGATATTTTTTACCACGCGACATTGTATCTTTTCTACGATGAACAAAGCCTAACCCGCATTTACTACAAACTACTAAATTATTTAGCAACGATGCTGAATCTCTATTCATGTTCGGATTTTTACCCATACGAGTAAATATTTCTTGAACTCTATAGAATTGCTCTTCACTGATGATAGGTTCATGAATACCTTTTACATGAACTTTATCTTTATATGAAACATAACCACAATACAAATCATTAGTTAGCCAGTTGTTATAGCGATTATATGTTCTAACTTTAAAGCCTAATTTTTTTAGTCTTTTCTGTAAAAAAGTTATACTTTGTTCTTCTTCGAAAATATCATAAATCAGTTGTAACTGTTTTGCTTCTTCTTCATTAATGTATAATTTTGTATCTATAACATCATAGCCGAACGTTCTACCTTTCGCAGTTGTTAACGGAAGACCTGCTTCAATACGCTTAATTTTCCCCATCACCATACGATCTCGGATTGTTTCGCGCTCTAGCTGTGCGAATACTGATAATATACCAATCATTGCACGACCGAAAGGGGAACTAGTATCAAGCGTTTCAGACAAACTAACAAACTCTACATTGTTTTTTAAGAAGTATTCTTCAATAAGCGTTATTGTGTCTCTTTGTGAGCGGGATAGTCTGTCTAATCGATATACGACTACAGCATCAATTTCGTGTAGTTTACTTAGCATTTCATTTAATGCGGGACGATTCATATTTGAGCCGGAGTATCCGCCGTCAATGAAAATATCGTATACGTCCCAGTCCTTCGAGCGGCACAATGCTGTTAGTTTTTCAGTTTGAGCTTGTATTGAATAATTTTCTACTTGCTCTTGAGTAGAAACACGTATATAAATAGCTGCCTTCATTTCCGTTCTCCTTTCGCACATACGTTCTTTTTTTGGTAAAAAGAAAAGCCCGGAGGCTTTAATTAGTTTATTGATATTATTCCAAGTCAAGCGCTATTTGTTGTGCACCTTTCAGGTGTTCTAAAACTTTAGTTACAACAAATTCACTTTTCAAACCATTGCTTGTAAGTTGTTGGTTGTTTTGTAGAATTACTCTTAGTGTATCTGTAGAACCAAATTGCTGTTGGTTTTTTTCGACCGCTGCTATAAATTCCTCGTCTTCTATCGAAGCGAAAAATTGATTGGTTCCATCCGAAAATTTCCATTTCCCGTGTTCAAAAGCTACATTTATAATTTGAAGATACACTTCAGATATAGTTGGTTCTAACTCTTTATTTTTAGTCTGCGGGACTTCGAATAAAGAATAATCTTCTTTAAGAATAGTATAAGTCTCTTCTTTGGAATGGTAATAGTCTATTCCTTCAATACCTTCATTTTCTAATGGTTGGACAAATTTACGAACACTTTTTCTAAATGTAATACTTTTACAAGACTCTACGACTTCATTCGGGACAGTAATAGAACTATTATCATCAAATGTAAGGGTTGTATGTCCATCTTTATTCTCATCTTGATTAGTCATTTTATGGGATTTTAATTTTTTTATGAGGGGGATGGCTGCTAAAAAAATACTTACATAAGATGCTAAATTCAGTACTGCTTCATTCTCTTTATTAGTCAATAAGCTAATAGCTTGATTTAATAGATCTTTTCCATTTGATAAGAGTAAATCTACTATAAAAGATCCTTCACTTGTGGCTTTAATATCTAATGAAAGTTCTGGTTCATTGGGATTTGATATTTTTTGAATTTCGTGAAATGATTCTGATAAAGCAAGTAAGGAAGGAGCTAAATCTTTTATAGGTATTCTGCCATCTTCTAAAGCATTTCCGTAATATCTTATCGAAAAATCATACTTTGCCATTTTACTCCCTCCTTTTAAAAAAATTTTCAATTGTTGTTTCAATCTATTTACTATATCTTAGCATAATTCTTAGCAAAGAGGGTAAAAATCTGCAGAGAAATAAGCAAAAAAACAAGCTTATAACTTACTTAGTTAAGAAAACAAAACAAAAATCAGCAGAAAACCTGCAGAAAATCTGTTGAAAAAATGCGGAAAGGTAAAAAGAAAAGCCCGGAGGCTTTCTTTAGTTATATGTTTTTTAAACCATAAGGCATCATTTCTTTTGCTTTAGAGTTTAAATTTCTTTTCTTATTAAGCTCTTTTTTATATAAATCAAAGTCTTTTTGAACGTACGCAAGTTTGCTGGCGAGGTCATATGCTTTGTTAGAGTATTTTTTTAGATTATTTTGATCTAATATTATAGTTTTATTGTATGTTCCACTATCCATTAATAAGGAATATAGTTTGTCTAGCTCTTTATTATCGATCGATGATATATCAAAAGATTTGTTACTTGTTTCTTTAGCGTATTCAAAAACTGCTTTTTCTTCTTTTGATAATCCCTTACCCCATTCAGATGTATAAACCTGTGTGTACCATACTGTAAATCCAATTCCGATAATAATCAATAAACAAATTAACCAAAACCACCATTTTTTTATAATAGACATATTGTATCTCCTTTATTCCCCATATCCTAAATTGTTCATTTGCTCTATATAATTAGTTTTAGCATCATTGTAATTATCTGAGAAGGTATTAAAATTCCCAGAAGGTTCTTTGGCTAAATTAACAAACTTCATAAGTGATTTATAGTAAGAATCTACTTCATTAAACTCGCTTTCGGTTTCTGATGTCACATTATTTTTAAGATCATTATATTCGTCTTTCACTGTATCTATGCTAGTTTCTAAATTAGATTCAGTGCCATCAAATATATTTTTTGTATTTTGCGCCTGTAGAGCTTTGTTGAAATCTGTGTAGGTTTTACCATCTATTTTGACACTTTCATTATAGATTGTGTCACTCCATACATTATAGTATTTATTTCCAATTGTTTCCGCATCAGAAGCAAGAGAAGTAGAGTCATCCTTAAATGATTTAATAGTATCTTTAAATATTATTTTCTTTTTTTGTTTATCCTCTTTTTCTTTCTTAGCGGCAGCTATTTTCGCATCATGCTCTTTCTTTATTTGCACCTGATTATAAATAAAAAAAGATGCGCCAGCTATAATTAAAACTAAAATAAGCGATCCAACAATATATACTACCTTTTTTGGTATAGTCATTCTCTCGTTCTCCCTTTATAAATATTTTCTCATTTCCTCTGGCAATCCATAGTAATTGATGATCTTATCTTTCGTATCAATACCGTTTTCTAAGTGACTCCCGTCAATTAATAATTGTGTAGCAAAAAAGTTCGCTTCTTTTTCAACCTTCCATTCAGAAATAATAGTTTGTTTTGAAAGCTGAGGTGTATTTTCGTTTGGATGGATTAATGCGTGGCATAATTCATGCGCACAAGTAAATAATTGCCTTTTTTCCGGGAAGAAATCATTCAAGTGGATCATCTTAATTCTATTCACTCTATTATAATAACCATAAACTTCTCCTAAGTCTTCCTTTAAAACAAGAATTCGCTTTTCTTTTGCAATGATAAAGGGATTTCTTGTTTCGTGAATGTTAACAAGTTTTTTTATCTGTTGTTGTATATATTCACTCATCTCCATATTATCCCACCTAATTTAATTTCGATATTTTTTAGGAGTAAATCGCTTCTTAGATTCTTCTTTTGCAATCCTTAACGAATTTTCAAGAGACATAATTAATAGTTTTTTTGTATTTTCATCCATTTCTCCATCTTCTTTCGAGTAAGCAAAGGCGTCTGAATTAGACAGATCGTCAATCATTTTTTGAAGATCTTTTTGAATACTTCGTTCGTCCTTGTCATTCAATTCCCAATAATGTTTTTTATCTGTTTCACCTAATATATATGAGCGTGATACTCCGTAATATTCAGCTAGTTTTTTCAGCATTTCGTAATCGGGTTCTCTTTTATTTCTTTCATAATTAGAAAGATTTTCTCTTTTTATATTCAAATCATCAGCTACTTTTTGCTGAGTTAGATTTTTGTTTTCGCGTAATGAACGTAATCTTTCACCGAACATATAATCGCCTCCTGTACTCACAATGATATAGTAACTTTGTGTTACGTTCAATTAAAATCTCAATATGTAAAAAAAAGTTACAATTATCTCTTGACGTAACGTAAAGTTACGTGTATATTAATATATATAAAGTAACATAAAGTTACGAAAGAGGGTGAGCATTTTATGAGTAATAACCTTAAAGAACTAAGGGGAGAGAGAAGTAAAGCAAGTGTAGCAAGGTCTTTGGGGATAACGCCACAACATCTTGGATATATAGAAGATGGATCTAGAAATCCGTCCTTAACACTGATGTTTAATATTGCAAAGTTATACAATAGAAAGGTAGATGAAATTTTTTTTGATAGAGTTGTAACAAAAAGTCACGAAAAAGTTTGAGAAAAGGCTTAGAAGAAATTTATCCGCCGCTAGATACTAATAACAGCGGATATGTAGTTTATTTGTTAAAAGTAATTCGAGCGGTTCCTGTGTAATCAATTTCCGTTTCTTGAATTTTTTCTTGATCAATTGCATGCATTGCATTAACCGTATCTGAGACATCCTGCTGACTATACTGTTCTAAAGTATATTCGGAGATACCGAGAGGAGAAGCAGCATAAAGTTTTCTAATATCGTCAGCAATTTTTTCGCTATAAGCCATAATATCACCTCCAATCAAACTAATTATAGCAGATTGGAGAGTAACCAAAATGGGAGGCTAGAAAATGAGTAACGAAGAGTTAACTTTGTCAATCAAAACTAGTCAAAGAGAAGATGGGTCTGCATATAATGCCATTCAACTTGGTGACTGGAAAGTAGGACGATTTGTAACAGGTGTTCATTTAGAAATACTAGGCGGTAAACGACCAAAGTTAATTATTGAATGCTATCCAGAAAGAATAGATGTGGATGGTTTAGAAGTAGAGGCTTTTTTAAAACAAATAGAGGAGGAAGAAAAATGAATAACATCAAACAAGCAATTATTAAATTAGAAACAATTTTAGAAAATGGTAATGAAAAAGAGAATAGATTATTCGTTAAGTACAACACTATAAAAAACATTTTAGATTTACTTGAAAAAGATCAAGAGCTAAAAATTATCGAAATGGAAGTAGAGCTGAATGGAGTAGAGGATTCCATAGAAAACGCTACTTTGTTAGAAACGAGATTAAGTGAAGCCAAATCTTTGGTGGAAGACTTGGCTAGCACTATAAACTCGTTAGAAATTAAGGTGAATTCTAAGGAAGAAATAAGGGAGTCAGAAAAGAGTTTAAAATTAAGATATTTTTCTAATCCAATTTCTGATTTTTAATATCTTCGATTGTTTCATGAGTTTCTTTTAGATATTCATCTAAATCTGCTACTTCAATTTTAATCTTAATACCTTCTTCATATGACGTTAAATATCCAGAAAAGATATCTGTTTCGTCTTCGTTTATAAGTTCTTTCTTTTTTAGTAAGTTAATCAAGGAATTAAATCGTTTCTCTAAATCGACTAAAACTTTAGAAGTATTGTAATACTCTACTTCGTTTCTTGTTACGGATGAATAAGTATAGGTGTTTTCATCAATTACAAAAGGTTTAATTGTTAGGAATAATTGAATTTTTCCTTTGGAATCAAATACAAATCTACCAAATCTACCATAGTATTTTTTATTATCAAACATAAAATCGAAAGACTCTTCATCAGTTAAATGAGATTTATATAATTCGATAAATAATTTTAGTTCTGAATTGTTTAATGTAGATTCCACACATATTAAGTCATTCAGAATATGATAATTTGATGCATTCAAAGAAAAATCCAATTCATTAATTATTAATTTAGTCATTTTACCCACCTCCCTTCACAAAAACTATAACACTGTGAAAGGGCGAACAGAAAGGAGAACAAAATGTCAAATTTACAAGTAATTGCAAATGAAATGTTACCAGTTTTAGAAAATGAAAAAGGCGAGAAATTTGTAAATGCACGGGAACTACATCAAAGCTTGCAAGTCGGTAAAAAATTTGCTACTTGGATTACCGATAAGTTTAGTAATTACGGATTTTCAAAGGATGAAGACTATTTCCCAATTTTGGGAGAAAGTACATTTGGCAGACCTCGAACAGAATACTTACTAACTTTAGACACTGCTAAAGAATTAGCAATGGTACAAAACAACGAAATGGGTCGAGCAATTAGAAAATACTTCATTGAAGTAGAAAAACAAGCGAGGAAATTAGCAACTGAATATCCAGCATTTTCTTACATGATAGATGACCCAGTCGCTAGAGCTAAAAAGTGGATTGAGGAGCAACAAGAGAAGCAAGAAGCATTAAAGCAAATCGAGGAACAAAAACCGAAAGTGATTTTTGCAGATGCTGTACAAACGAGCGAGAATACAGTTTTAGTAAAAGACTTAGCGACAATCCTTAAACAAAATGGCTTAGATATTGGGCAAAACAGGCTTTTTGAATGGCTAAGAGGAAGCGGATATTTGCTAAATAAAGGGACTTATTATAACAAGCCATCGCAAAAGGCAATGAACTTGGGATTATTCGAGCAAAAAACGCATATTCATACAGATAGGAATGGATTAATGGTGACAACATACACGCCGAGAGTGACCGGCAAAGGGCAAGTTTACCTATTAAACAAATTACTTGAAGAACATGGTTTAGTTTTAAGCTAAGCACCGCCTACCACAACGGTGCTTACAGACAACTTATAGTCACTGGGGAGCGACTAACAACAGTATATAACGATAAGTTGTTAATTAGTCGCTGAAAAAATAACAAAAAAAGGATTGAGATATTATGTTTCAAAAATCAATATCAGCACCAACCGCGATGCAAGTTTTAGCAGAAACTCGCACGCAAAAAGAGCTAGCGATAGATAGTTATGTAACGCCAGCACTAATAAGCAATCAGATAAGAGGAAAGCGAACAGTTTCACTTGAACAAGCAGAACAGTTAATTGATAGCTATAACGAACCAGAAAGCACCTATTTATTCGCACATGAATTTAGTAACGGAATGATACCGCCACTTTTAGACGGACTAGACAGCCACCACGCTTCTTTAACTAACCGCTTTGAATTAGAAGTGGCGGAAGCGATAAACACGCTAAAAAACGGCTTAGAGACGATGACATTCAATTTAAGAAAAGGTGACATGCTACAACGAGAAGCCGCGAAACAAGCTATTTCAGAAATAACGGATGTTATTGCATCTGCTCTAACACTGAACGCAAGTATTGCAAGAACTTTCAACATAGACTTGCAACAAGTTTTAAACAAACGTGATCAATATTATCAAAAATCTGGATTAGTAAGGAGTTGTGAAAAATGAATAAAGTACTTGTATCAGCTAACTACGAGGGTTACGAATCAAAAAATATTAATTTCACGGAATTAAATAATATCGTCAAAGGCCGATTTGAAAATATGGACCAAAAAGAACGAAAAAAAAGAGCAGATAAATTTAATCAAAAATTTGAAGTGACTAAAAATTTAGTAGATGGCCATTTACGTGAAATTATTGTGCCAAGGCGCGCACTATGAAAAATCAAATGTTATACAGCATCTTAGTCATAATAGCAGCGGCATTAGCATTAATAAACTTATGTAATTTGATTTTAATTCTAATTTTAATTTAGGGGGCTACAACAATGGCGGAGCGAATTTTTCGTAAAAAGACGATTTTCGGGAATAGCGAGATTTTCATTGACGACAGAACAAAAATGATTGCTAATCCGGCATTTCAGCAGAAAATCCCGTTAAACGAAACAGGGTGCGACAACATGACGGACTATATCGAAGAGTTGAAGTTAAAAGGCTATGAGGAGGTCACGCGCTGATGGATGTATTTATGGTAATGATTTTCGTGTCGTTTATGTCGCTAATTGCAGGCTACTGGCTGAGAGGAAGTGATAAAAAACATGGTTGAGAATCCGATGGTTGTTGATGATCTTTGGGACGATGGTTTTAGACATTAAAAAAGCACGCATAGCAGTGCGCGCTTTAAAGATTTGAGATATTACCTTAACAGAATTATACCTCGAATCCATTAAAAAATCAATGGAGGTAACATATATGGCTATTGCAAAAGAAAAGACAATGAACATTTTAGCAAGCGTGAAAGACATGGATAGAACACAATGGTTGCTAACTCGACGTTTAGGCATTGGCGGAAGCGATGCGGGAATCATCATGGGGTTAAATCAGTACAAAACAGCATTTGAGCTGTGGCTAGATAAGACAGACCAAGTTTTACCAGATGAATCAGCGGGAGAAGCCGCATACTGGGGCAATCAAATGGAAGAAGTTGTCGCAAAAGAATTCGAAAAGCGAACTGGCAAGAAAGTAAGACGTAGCAACATGATGTATCAACATCCAGAGCATGATTTTATGTTGGCGAACGTTGATAGGTTTGTGGTTGGTGAAGACGCTATTTTGGAATGTAAAACAGCATCAGCATATCTAGCAAAAGAATGGGAAGCTGACGAAGTGCCAGCAACTTACCTAGTACAAATACAACACTATTTAGCGGTCACAGGTAAAAGCAAAGCCTATGTAGCTGTTCTAATTGGAGGAAATAAATTTATTTGGAAAGAAATTGAACGCGATGACGAGTTAATCAATCAAATAATTGCTTTTGAGTTAGATTTTTGGGAAACGAACGTAAAAGGACATGTAGCGCCAGCGCTAGACGGTTCAAGTGCCGCAGAAAAATATTTGAAAGATCGTTTTGCTAAGTCAGAAGCTAAACAAGTTATTTTATCAAAAAAATACAACGAATTTTTGGCTGAAAGAGCAAATTTAGAACGCGATATAAAGCTTTTAGAGACACGAAAGAAAGAAATTGATAATAATATCAAGAATGATTTAAAAGAAGCTGAAACAGGCATCGCAGACGAATTTACGATTACTTGGAAGCCTGTTATTAACTCAAGAGTAGACACTAAACGTTTAAAAGAAGAACATCCAGACATTTACAAGAAATTACGTAAAGAAACTAGTTATAGAAAATTTGCAGTGAAGGAGAATAAATAATGGCAACTAACGATGAATTAAAAAATCAATTAGCAAATAAACAAAATGGAGGGCAAGTAGCAAGCGCGCAATCATTAGACTTAAAAGGTTTGCTAGAAGCACCGACAATGCGCAAGAAATTCGAAAAGGTACTAGATAAAAAAGCGCCTCAATTTTTAACTTCCCTTTTAAATCTTTATAATGGCGACGACTATTTACAAAAAACTGACCCGATGACGGTTGTTACTTCTGCCATGGTAGCGGCAACACTAGATTTACCGATTGACAAAAATTTAGGTTATGCGTGGATTGTTCCTTACAAAGGCAGAGCACAGTTTCAGCTTGGTTATAAAGGATACATCCAGTTAGCGCTACGCACAGGACAATATAAAAGCATTAATGTTATCGAAGTGCGAGATGGCGAGTTACTAAAATGGAATCGACTTACTGAAGAAATCGAATTAGATTTAGACAACAATACAAGTGAAAAAGTCATTGGTTACTGTGGTTATTTTCAGTTGATAAATGGTTTTGAAAAAACGGTCTATTGGACTCGCAAAGAAATTGAAGCACATAAAAAGAAATTTAGTAAATCAGATTTTGGATGGAAAAAAGATTACGATGCAATGGCTAAAAAGACTGTTCTTAGAAACATGTTAAGTAAATGGGGCATCTTATCCATCGACATGCAAACAGCGGTTACAGAGGACGAAGCAGAGCCTAGAGAACGAAAAGACGTTACAGAAGATGAATCAATACCAGATATCATAGATGCGCCCATAACGCCGTCTGACACGTTAGAAGCTGGTTCGGAGGTTCAAGGGTCAATGATCTAAATGAAAGGAGAAAAGGAGCATGTCTAGTGGTTGGATAAAAATTTATCGTTCTCTACAAGAACATTGGATTTGGGAGAATGAAAAATATTTAAAATGGTGGTTGGATTTGCTCCTTTTAGCCAATCACCAAGATAGGGATATTTTGATAAACGGAGAGTTAATAACGATAAAAAGAGGACAAAAACATACATCTGAATTATGGCTTTCAAATCGATGGAATGCGGACAGAAAACAGGTTCGAAAGTTCTTAGAACTATTGAAAAAAAATGACATGATAACGATAACTAAAAGTAGACAAAAAGGGACAACGTACGAAATCAGTAATTACAACGACTTTCAAGGCATTTCTGAGGAAATAAGAACAACGAAAGGGACAACGATTGACACAACGGAAGATACAACGAAAGAACATCAAATGGTACAACGAAAGGGACATAAACAAGAATTAAAGAACTTAAGAATTAAAGAATTAAAGAAAGATATTAACAACAACAGCGATTTAAATTTCAAGGATTTTTGGGAGCAAAACGGATTCGGAATGATGCTTCCAGTTGAACTAGAAAAACTGCTTGCTTGGGTAGATGATTTNNCCGGACTGGTTCGACAAAGAGCAGAAACAAACAAAACAAGAAAATTCAACAACAGAATCAAGCGAAGACTTAGAAAAGAAAGTCGCTGAAATTAAAGCGAAATTAGCGGCTAGGAATGAGGTGCAGGCGTGAAAATATTGGATGCTTGTTGCGGTAGCAGAATGTTCTGGTTTAACCGCACAAATAAAAACGTTACATTTATGGACAATAGAGAGCTTGAAACTGAATTGTGCGATGGCAGGAAATTAGTCGTAAAGCCTGATGTAGTAGCAGATTTTAGAAGTATGCCATTCGATGCCAACACCTTTCACTTAGTAGTTTTTGATCCGCCGCATTTGCTCAAAGCAGGTGATAAATCCTGGTTGGCCAAAAAATATGGGAAGTTAGACCAGAGAACTTGGAAAGATGATATAAAAAAAGGATTTAGCGAATGTATGAGAGTTTTGAAACCGAACGGAACATTAATTTTCAAATGGAACGAAGACCAAATAAAGCTAAGCGAGATTTTAAAGATAATTGATTTTGAACCGCTTTTCGGTAATAAGCGTTCTAAAACGCACTGGCTAGTTTTTATGAAGGAGGAACAAGCATGAGATTTAAGGAAGGCGAAAACGTACACGTAATTGTAGGCAATGAATTGTTAAGTGGTTGGTACAACGGTAAAGAGTTTGGAACAGGCAACTCTTTAGTGAAAGTTTCTAAGGACAAGATAATAGCTACTAAAGATTGTTTTATTGCAAAAGAAAAGGAACCAGAACTGGTAGTAGTTCCGCGATTTGCCGATGACTGGATAAATCACTGTGAACAAAGAGAATACGATTTAGCTTGTTTGTTAGATTATGGCAATGCAGGTATGCCTGATGAAATGTACGGATGGTTAATTTCATCAGCTGATAATCAAGAACTACTCGCCCGCGCGTGGATGGACGGCTACGAAGTCGAGAAAGAACCGCTTTATTATGTACAACTTATTGACCACGCAACTGGTTATCTAAATGTTCATTATGATAATCAGAAACTTGTAGGTAGTAATGATGAAGCAAGTGAGTATAAAACACAATTCACAGAATCAGAGATTAAAGCAATGAATAAAGGTGAAGCATACTGGTTACTTAAGGAACCTGTTGAGGAAGTGGAGGGTGAAGCATGATGACAGTAGCCGAGTTAATAGAGAAACTAAAAGAGCTTCCAGCTAATGCAGAGATTTTGCTAACCATCGGATGGAATCACTCGGAAATAGAAGAAGTAGGCTGTATCGAAAATGAACGTAACGTTTATATAAGCGGCTGGTGAAGCGGAGGGTGAAGCATGAGAGAGATTGAGATTTACGGCAACATACACGAAAATCCGGATTTGTTGGAGGTGGCGGAATGAAACGAGTAAATGAACGACAAAAAGAAGAAATGAAAAAATTGGCAGATTTAATTATCGAAAACCCTGATTTACCAGTTGTTACGATGACGGATAACTTTGATGATAAGGGGACTAGCGTTTGGACAGCAGGCTGTTGCTGCGAAGTAAGTATTGATTACATTTATAGTCCTAAACAACGTGATTTACTTTCAGGTCCTAGAGATGATAGACCATATGTTAAAAGTTTTGATTATTATGAAGCAATAGAAGAAATGAGTGAAAGAATACATCCTCATGACGACACGAGTAGACCAGAGGAAATTTGGAATAGTCTTGATTGGATAAAAGTCATTTTAGTGTATTCGGGTCAATTAGAAAAAGTAGATGATGTCTATAAAGAACGTTGGGTGGCGGAATGAACGATAAAAAAGTAAGATTCTACGTTTCTACTGGTATGCACGGATCACTTGAAACAGAAACATTTCTTTTGAAAACGGACTTGAATATTGAGTTCGATATATTAACACTTGAACAATTAGAAAAAGAGATTACAGAGGCTTATGACGACTGGTTAGTAAATAATATTGACTCTGGTTGGTCTATCGAGAAAGAGGTGGCGGAATGAGTATTTTAGCATCTATAGGTATATTAGCTGTAGCAAGTCTCTTTGCTTTAATCTTCATCTTTATTTTTGATAGATATAAAAACAAAAGAGCCTTGAGGGATTTGCGAATCGGAGACGAGATAAAAGATAAGGGAGGAATAATCACAGAATATGGCGTTGTCGTGCAGATTTACAGCACGAGTCAAGAAGTAGTTTTGCTATGTTCAAGCGGAGGACGCTTATTTAGAACTGTAAAACCGGGGGATTTTATTAAAACAGGTTCTCACTTCACTGTGACTGAATTAAACGAATATCGTTCTGACTACCGTAAGAAACTATATAAAGAAGCTGACGAATTGTTAAACAGTTACACAGCTTTTAAGGGAAAATACAGTAACTTAAGAGAGGAGATATAAGAGTAATGAACAATATTGGAACTAACTTAGTTGGAATGGGTTCCCTTAGAGGAAGAGAAGATAATGATTATTTTTCAATACTATATTGCCCGCTCTGCGGAAGGAGTTTGGAATAATGCCAGGATTAATTGCTAAACAACCAAATAGCTTATATTGTCGAATATCAACTGTAGTAGAAGCTCCAACGCATCACGACATGACGATATAGGAATTAGAATATTATTTAATTAATGAAAGGTCATTAGATATAAATCTTGTAACGTTAGAACAATGGCTAGCCGTTTATGAAGTCGATTTCAATGTAGCTATTAAACAACTCGGTTCAGGTTCAGGGAATTTAACTTTTGAAGAAGCTAAAGCATGGCTGATAGAAGTTGGTTATCAACATGCAGACGAATTTATGAAAAAAATTGCATATAGGTGGGACGAGTGGGAGGAAGAAGATGACTAGCACAATAAAAATATCTGAAAAAGATAAAGTGTTCCAGATTGCGACGAAAAGTGGCTGGGTTGTGAAGGCGGGAATGCAAGTGACGATAGATGGTATAGACTTTGCAATTTATCCGGAAGGGACATTAACCCAAGTATTCTTGCACGTTAATGAAATGTCCAGTGGAGCTTCATTGTTTAATATTCCAATCGATCTCATAGACTTTCTAGATTTAAACACTCGAGATAAAGCAATCGAATATTATAAAGATAGCGTGATTCCTTTAATCCAGAAAAAAATTAAAGCAAATGGATTAGACAAATTTAGAAAAGAAGTTGAAAAAGCAAAAAAATATATGGTTGAAACTCACGGAGAGCGACCAAAAATTAAAGATATTGAGGAGGAAAACGAATGATGAATCGTGTAGTACTTGTAGGACGATTAACTAAAGACCCTGATTTACGTTACACTCCAGCCGGCGCGGCTGTTGCGACTTTTACGCTAGCAGTAAATCGTATGTTCACTAATCAAAACGGAGAACGAGAAGCAGATTTCATTAATTGTGTTGTTTGGCGCAAACCAGCAGAAAACGTTGCTAATTTCTTGAAGAAAGGAAGCATGGCGGGCGTTGATGGACGTGTTCAAACTCGTAATTATGAGGATAACGACGGTAAACGTGTTTTCGTTACTGAGGTAGTTGCTGAATCAGTTCAATTCTTAGAACCTAAAAATAACAACGTAGAAGGTGCTACATCGAATAATTACCAAAACAAGGCTAATTATTCAAATAACAATCAAACAAGCTCATATCGAGCGGATACGAGTCAGAAGAGCGATTCATTTGCAAGTGAAGGTAAGCCGATTGATATTAATGAAGATGATTTGCCATTTTGAGCATTTAATTTTATAACGGGGAGCGATGAAAATGAGCAGAAAGGAATTAAGAAAAAAGCAATGGGAAGTTATTACGATGATTGAAAAAAGCAAGACTCTCACAGATAGAAAAAATTTAATTAAAAAGCTAGAAACACTAGAAGCGAGAGGAGATAAAGAGAAAGGTTTAGCTACACCAACACAGTTACTTTCGATATTTACAGTCACTGAATATCGACGATTGAGTAAAAAGCTTACTGATACGGAAATAGCGGAAGATATGGGCATAAGCAGGAGCGCACTAATAGAATTCAAAAGAAAGAATGGCTTGTCTATACGTCAAAAGGTGGCAACATGACAATTAAAGAGAGGAAACAACTAATAGACGTGATCGCTAATTATACAAATCATACAGTCGAATACCTAAATAAATTATCTGACAAGGAGTTAGAAGTTATTTATGAAACAAGAGTTATCGAAGACTACCACAACTAGCAACAAAATTATAATTCCGTTGCCATTAACTGATTTAAACACTTATATAAACAAAGAGAGAGGGCACAGACAAGCCGCTGCTAAAGTGAAAAAACAAATGACCTATATTTGCGCTTGTTATGTTAAAAGAGCTATGAGCCACGGTGTGACTTTCTCTACACCGTGCCGAATTAAATTCACCTGGATTATTCCCAACAAGAAAAAAGACCCAGACAATATTGCATTTGCTAAAAAGTTTATTTTCGACGGCATGATGGAAGCAGGATTTTTAGAGAATGACAACTTAAATTATATCGAGGGCTTTTCTGATTACTTCATAGTCGATAAAGACGAAGAAAGCCGAGTGATTGTGGAGGTGGAATATGATTAACAAAATCGGAGTAACCGTTATAAGTATTGCTTTTTGGGCTTTCTGGATCCTGCTTTCTGTATTTATGCTAGGCGCGCTGATAAAAGGCGTGTTATGGATTTTGGGAAATATATTTTAGGAGGATGAAAATGCAAATTGAAAAATTAAATGTAGTTACCAGAGAAGCGATTTGTAACGGCGAAAACATAGAAATCGCTAAATACAATATTGAATTAGAAGCAATTAGCGAAGAATCTTTTATTGATACAGCTGAAAAGGTTGAGAAAATAAGGGAGTTTATCGAAAATTTATAAAGTGATGGGGGCGACTTTATGGGACAACTATTCAATCTACCACAAGTTGAAGATATTAACTACATCCAGACAGTCAGAGCAGTAAGACAGTTCTTTAAAGACTATTTAACGCTTCGGTTAATGGCTGGTGATCGTAAATTTCCAAATATGACGACTATGTACAAGATTACGCCACCGAATTTCAGTAATGAATTTCATTCAAAAGTAGAAGATGCTGCAATTCATAATGTCGATAACGTTCATGCAGCACAAGAAGCGGTTAAAAAATACGATGCTATTATGAATCAACTTGAGCACATTCATAGAAAGATACTGTTTGAGAAGTTCATTCATAACTTACAAGATAGAACTATTATGCTTGATATTCCTTATGAAGAGAGACAGTACAAAAGAGAGAAACGGAAGGCTGTTATTGAACTGGCGACAACACTTGGGATTGAAGTGTTAAATTGAAAATGGCACTTTTTTGGCACTTTTTGAGTAAAAAAAGGTGATAAAATGTTATTAGTGAGAAGTGAAGATGATTACAAAAATAAATCTTATATTGAGTCTGCACTCCACTTCTCATTTATAAGTAATACATTGAGCATACTTATTTGTTTTGTTATAGTTGAATTAAAAAAAGGAGATGCTCATGGAGAACGCTGAAATTTATTTTAATATTGCGCAATTGCTTATGCCATTACTTGGAATGTTAGGAATAGGTTTGATTCCAAAATATTTTTATGACAAGAAGTTAAATGAGCTAAACAATAAAATCACAAAGGAGTTACAAGAAATTAGGATTTCACAAGAAAATGTGCATCCTGAAAAGATAAAACTTTTTATTGATATTGTTAGTATGTTTAAAGAGATGCTATATATAAGCAAAATGCCTCAGAAAACCACAAATGAAGTCCAAAGGTATGAAAAGAAGCTTAGAGAATTAGGGGAAATATATAATACGCTGATGTATAGCCTAATGTTATTTGCTAACGATGAAACAATAGACATGTTTACGACATATAGAAGATTTATACAAGAATATGATGCACCGTTTTTTATAGAAAAAGGGCTATCTGAAAAGGCATTTAATAATAAATATGTATATATGATGTCTGATCTTATTCTTGCGCTTAGGAAAGATATCGGATTCCCTGAAACTACTACGAAACAAGATTCTTTATTATATGGAATTTTAAATGATTGGGGTGAAGTGAAAGAAGAGTATTTTAAAGAATTAGATTTGATTGACAAAATATTAATAGAAGATGGTTTTTTTGAATAAAAATTAATTCGTGTAACTCTTTGAAGGCCTCGTAAAACAGGCTTTTTTTTGATACATTAAAATAATAAGGGGTTGATTATATGAGAGACATTATAAAAGCTGGAATAACAGAGGTAAAAGGAAAAGAGCCAGAATTCAAAATAAATATTGCTGGTTCAGAACAAGAACAAAGCTTTGTGTTAGCCCAGATTCATTACATGAAAATAGAAAGATTAGCTACACTAAATGGTAAGTCTTTTGAACAAGCTAAGAATGATTATTTAGAAGCGCTAAGCATCATTGTAGGAACAATTAAAGATAATAATTAATTAACGAAACAAACACAGAATGCGAGGTGGTGGAAGTGAGTGGCTAGAGCAAGAAACCCAAACAGAGATATAGCAAAGAAAATGTGGCTTGATTCAGATAAGACAATGCCACTTGTGAAAATTGCCAGTAAGTTAAATTGTAAACCATCACAGATTAGGAAATGGAAATCAGAGGATAACTGGAGTGATAATGGCAATAGTAACGTTACGAATCAAAAGGAGCGTTACTATTCAATGAAAGGGAACGGGAATGCTAAGAACAATAAAGGCGGCGCCGCTCCTAAAGGTAATCAAAACGCACGTACACATGGATTGTACTCTAAATATCTTCCGGATGACACAATAGAAATTATTAGTATGATGGATCAACAAGAACCAACTGATTTAATTTGGGGACAGATACAAATTCAATACGCCGCTATTATCCGAGCACAGAAAATTATGTGGGTAGAAAACACTGAGGATGAAACGAGAGTTCAAACACAAGTTGGATTCGGGGAAAGTGGTTCTGATAAATATGAGTATCAATTCGCTTGGGACAAACAGGCGAATTTTTTAAATGCGCAAAGTCGTGCGATGTCTACATTGAGTGGGTTGATTAAGCAATTTATCGCCATTGCTGATGAGCAAGATGAACGTAAGGCTAAGCTTAATCAAATTATTGCATCAACAGATAATATACAGGCCCGCACAGCTCTTATTAAAGGCGCTGAAAAAGATACTACATTGCTTAATAAACTATTAGATGTTGCCAAAGGAGGAAACGGAGACCTTGAGTAAAATTGATGAGCTAGTATTTACGCCCAAACAACAGGAAACTATTACATTCCCTTTTCGGGGTGTGACGCTTGAAGTCAACGAAGGAACTCCGCGATCCGGTAAAACTACTGCCGATATCTTTAAAATGGCTTATATCTATTCTATTTCCGAAGATCAAAATCACTTAGTTGCTGCATTTAACCAAGAACAAGCCTTTCGCTTATTCATGGATGGCGATGGATTTGGATTGATGCACATATTCGGTAATCTTGCAGAAATGAAACACGACGAGCATGGGGATCATTTGCTTATACATTCTCCAAACGGTCCAAAGAAAATCTATTATAAAGGTGGCGGGAAAGTAAATAGCGTGGGTGCTATTACTGGTATGTCATTGGGTACTGTTACGTTTTTAGAAATCAATTTGCTTCACAAAGATTTTATTGAAGAATGTTTTCGACGGACCTTTGCAGCGAAAAATAGATTTCATTTAGCTGAATTGAACCCACCTGCACCGAATCATCCAGTGTTAGAAATCTTTTCTAACTATGAAAAGTCAGGTCGCTACAAATGGCGGCATTGGACTGCGAAGGATAATCCAGCTCTTTCAGAAGAACGGAAACAAGAAATATATAACGAAGTCAAACACTCCTCTTACCTTTTGCAACGTGACTGGTATGGTAAACGAGTTTTGCCAAAAGGTATTATTTACGAAACATTTGATATGCAGAAAAACCAAATACCCAAATTAGAAGGTCGTCCAATTGAGATGGTCTTTTTTGGTGATGGAGGACAACAAGATGCTACTGTTTGTGAGTGCTATGTAATTACAGAGCATGCGGCTGACGGACATTATAAATATAAATTTAATCAAGTTGCATCCTATTATCACAGTGGTAGGGATACAGGAGAAGTAAAAGCTGGTTCAACCTATGCCGTTGAGATAAAACAATTCATTCAATGGTGTATGAAAGAGTATGAAGTACCAGTAAATGAGCCTGTTTTTATTGACCCAGCGTGTAGGTGGCTACGTGAAGAACTGGAAAAGGTTGGTGTTGATACAGCAGGAGCAGACAACAATGCTCATGATGTGATAGGTAAAGCGCAAGGTATAGAGGTTGGAATTGAGCGGATGCAGTCGCTATTAAGCGAAAGGCGTTATTTGCTTGTTGAACAACCTAACGATCAATATGACCATTACAGTTGGCTACAAGAAATTGGTATGTATGTACGCGACGAAAACAGCGGGAAACCAGTTGACAAGAATAATCACGCGATGGATACAAGTAGATACGCTACAAACTACTTTTATAGGAATTATGAAGATATATAGAAAGGAGTGATTAAATGGGTGTTTGGAGTGTAATGACACGCTTTATTAAAGGTTGGCTAAATGGAAAACCTAATGGCAGCGAACCGGAGTTAATACCAAAATATCTGCCGCTCGTTCCAGATAATCAAAAAGAATGGAGCAAAGACTCCTATTTAACTTCGTTGTGGGCTCAAGGATATGTGCCAACAGTACACGATAAGTTAATGAACTCTGGAACAGGCAATGAGATTGTTGTTGTTGCGGCTGAGTATATATCTGGAAAGCCTTTAAGTATTGATGTAACAGGGGTTAATGGCAGTAAGGATGAAAACTTAACAAAGCAACTGAAAGAAGCATTACGGATTGATAATTTTGATAGTAAGAGCGTGAAAATTGTTGAATTAGCAGGAGGTAGCGGAGTATCCGCTGTAAAGATTAACATTTTAAATGGGCGACCATCTATTAGCGTTCATAGCTCTAGCCAATTTTGGATAGATTTTAAAAACAATGAGCCATTTCGTTTTAATTTCTTTGAGGAAATACCCACAAGTAATAAAGCAGATATTTATTATTTAGTTGAAAGCAGAGAAATAAAACAATGGGACAAGGAAGGGAAAAAATTATCTGGAGGTTTTGTAACATATTCTGTTATTAAAATCGATGGCGATAAAACTACTCCTATTAGTGCGGAGAGACTACCAGAACAGATTACAAGCTATCTGCACACAAATGATATTCAATTGAATCATTCTGTATCAATTGGTTTAAAGAGTATGGGCGCGTATTTAATAAATAATAGCCCAAGCAATACTAGATACCCACATCTTAATCTTGGGGAATCTGACTTATCGCAATGTACCAATTATTTATTTGCCGTAGATTACTTTTTCACTGTTTATATGCGCGAAGGAGAGAAAACAAAAACAAAAATAGCGGCTAGCGAACGAATGTTTAGGAAAAAAGTTAATAAGAGCACAGATAAAGAAGAATGGTCCATGAATGTAGATGAAGACTACTTTATGCAGTTCAAAGGAACGTTAGATGCTGGAGCGAAGTTAAATGACATGATTCAATTCATGCAAGGAGACTTCCGAGACGGTAGTTATCGCGAAACGATGGAATATTTTGCTCAGAAAGCTGTTTCGAAATCTGGTTATAATCCCGCTACTTTTAATCTAGGTAATAGAGAAGTTAAGGCGACCGAAATTTGGAGTTTACAAGACGCGACAGTGCGTAAAATTGAGAAGAAAAAACGCCTTATTCAAAATGTTTACGAACAGATGCTTTGGGACTTCCTATATTTGCTAACTGGCGGAACAAACAATAAAGAAAAAGCAATAATGCGTGATGAAATCAGGGTAATAATTGAGTTTCCAGATCCAATGTCTGTTAATCTGAATGAATTATCTAGCACATTAAATAATATGAACAGTGCATTAGCGATGAGTGTAGAAGAAAAGGTGAAACTAATTCACCCTAAGTGGGAAGATGAAGAAATTCAAGCGGAAGTAAAACGCATCTATTTAGAAAACGCAATCGGAGAGGTTCCTGACCCGGAAGCAATTGGGGGAATGGAAACGAAAGGCGGGTGATTAGATGAGCCATCATGCACCGGTTGATTTCGAAAAAGAAGCATCTATCTTACGAAACCACTTTAATAATGCCGAAATAGACTTACTTTTGCTGATAAAGAAGCATGTTATGTATGGCGCTAAGAATCCAACAAAATGGAAATTCATTCAGCAGTCGCGTTTGATAAATTTTAAAAGAGAATTGAAAGCACATATAAGTCTTTTCAAAGACGAAACGAGAAATAAAATAGATAAACTAACGTATCGTGTTTATCTTGATTGCGTGAATGAATACGAGGACGAAATGGAAGCCAGATATCAAACTAAGAAAGAGGTTGATATACAAAATGACGATTATTTATCTGAAAGTGATGCACTTATCCAAATTTCGGAAGATATGGCTAATTATTGGCAAAAAATCGCGCCCTCCAAGTACAAACAAGTGGTTAAGAAAACAAAAGATAGCAATGGAGTTTTAAAATATGCTATCGCAACATCACTTATTAATGTTTTAGGTGATGGGATAAGAAATGTTATAGATCAGTCTGGAAGAAAGTACCGACCAGGAGCTTACATGGAAATGGCTTCAAGAGGTGCTTTTTTTAATGTTGGTTTAAATGCCATGAAACGCGTTCTTGGAAGATATGAGCACGAATTAGTTCAAGTGTCAGCTCACGTAAGAAGTTGTCCGCGTTGTGCTCCTTGGCAAGGAGAAGTGCTATCAGTTAACTACGAAAGCAATGAATATAAAACATTACAAGAAGCGGAAAACGATGGCTTGTTTCATCCAAATTGCCACCATTTTTTATATTCGTATTTCGAAGGTGACGAAACAGACGAGCCTATCCCATATGATGAAGAAGAATATGAGGCTCAAAGTAAGCAACGGTACTATGAGCGCGGAATTCGCGATTGGAAAACAAAAGATATACTTGCAGAAGGTCCTTCTAAACAATATACAGCTGGGAAAGTAAGGCAATGGGAAGAAGCTTTGCAAGACCATTTGAATAACAATCGATTCTTAGAGAGAGAATTGGATAGAGAAATTATAAAAGCGTCTAAATGAACGCTTTTTTTGTTTGGCTTGATATAAAAATCTTGCCTACCTGCCGGCAACTAATAGACAGGGATGGCTCACTCAGAGCTTAAAAAGGAGGAAATATGAAGAATTATTTACAGCGTAAGTTTGACATTCAACATTTTGCTGAAGGTGGGGACGATAAGAATTTTACCCAAGCAGAACTGGATGAAATTGTAAAGAATCGCTTAGCGGCTGAAAAAAAGAAATTTAATGGAGAGATTGAAACCATCAAAAGCGCGCATGAGGAAGAAATCACGAAGTTAAACGACCAAATTAATCAGCTTAACGATCAAGTGGGCGAACATGATTCATCTGAAAAGGCATTGAAAAAACTTCAAAAAGAGAAAGACGAGGCACTATCAAAGCTGGATGAATATGTTCAGAAAGAACAAACGGCAGAGTGGCACAGTAAGTTAAAAGAAAGCGGCGTAAAAGAAGAACGCTATGAAGCATTTACGAAGCTTTTTGGGGATGAAGAGCGAAATGACGACAACTTAGCGAAATTCGCAGAGCAATATCCTGAATGGATTGCAAAATCTGATGATGGTGACACGCCTCCACCAATCGGAGCAGGACTAGGCAATGCAAGTGAGCCAAGTGCTACAGACCCATTCATTCAAGCATTAAATTCATAATTAGAAAAGGAGAGATAGCAAAATGGCTATTAACTATGTAGACAAGTACGGTAAGGAGCTCGACCAGAAGTTAGTCTTTGGCACTTACACAAATGAATTAGAAACACCTAACCTTTTATGGTTAGATGCAAAAACGTTTAAGATTCAAACTATCACAACAACAGGACTTAAAGCACATACAAGAAATAAAGGATATAACGAAGGTTCTGCTTCAAACACAAATAAATCTTATACGATTGATTTTGATCGTGATGTAGAATTCTTTGTAGATGTTATGGATGTGGACGAAACAGGTCAAGCGCTTTCTGCTGCGAATGTTACTAAAGAGTTTAATTCTCGGCATGCTGGACCAGAAATGGACGCTTATAGATTTTCTAAGTTAGCAACAGCAGCGAAAACAAATAGTAATTCGGTTGCGGAAGAAATCACTAAAGATAATGTGTTCACAAAATTAAAAGCGGCAATTCGAAAAGTGAAGAAATACGGAACTCAGAATCTTGTTATGTATGTTTCGCCAGACGTGATGGCAGCATTAGAACTTAGTGATGATTTTGTTCGAGCTATTAATGTGCAAAACATTGGTCCTTCATCCATCGAAACGCGTATTACGGCTATTGATGGTACACGTATTGTTGAGGTAGAAGCGGAAGATCGTTTCTATGATACTTTTGATTTTACAGATGGTTACAAACCAGCTGCAGGTGCTAAGAAACTGAATTTCTTGCTTGTAAATAAAGGTTCTGTTGTCGGCGGCGCAAAACATGCTTCTATCTATTTGCACGCACCCGGCTCTGTAGGACAAGGGGACGGCTGGTTGTATCAATATCGTGTATACCACGACATTTTTGTGTTGGACCAACAAAAAGATGGCGTAATCGCTTCTACAGAAGTCTAAGGAGGTTAGGGAAATGCAATTAAAAAAAGAAAATGTCGTTTACAATACAGACGATGTTGTATTAATCAATCAATTGAAAATTGATGGTTTTGAAGAGTTCGAGTATAAAGAACCAGAAAAAGAACCAGAAAAATCGCCACCCAAGAGTAAAAAGGAGCCCAAAAATAAAGAGGGTGAGTAAATGAAAACGTATATTACACCAAGTGAGTTAGCTAGTCTAACAAACTTAAGTATCGAACCAACAGAAGCGGATAATTTAATAAAAGCCGCTTCTGTAGCAATTGACAAGCAAATTATGCCGAATATCGTAGACCTTGACAATGTAGATGATGATATTAAGCAAGCTGTTGCATGGCAGTGTGAACACATCAAGAAATATGGTGAGTTTATTGGCATTGGTAACTTTACACTAGGCAAATTAACTATGGGTGGTCAATCACAAAATTCGAACAACTTTATACCTGACGTTCCGGACAAAGTGATGGATTTGCTTTTATCTAGTGGCTGGCTTTATGCGGGAGTAGGTGGCTGTTAATGAGCTTTCAATTACCGCCTATTCCCGAGGCTATCCTAAACACAGAAGTTACTATAACTAGTAATAGTGGGCGCGATGACTTTGGAAATCTTTTACCAGATGCAATTAATAAATCAATGTTTCGCTATGAGTTTGAAAAGCTCGTAAATAAAACAGAGGAAGGGTTAAACATAAGATATATTGTTAATTTATTTTGTAACAAATTAAATTTTGTTGTGAGTGAAGGAGACAATGTATCTTTTGTAATTCCTGACTATTGTTTAATTAAAGGTGAGGTCCAGAGCGTATCTTTCCCGCCAAATCCTGATGGAAGTATTCACCATTTCGAAATTGTTGTAGGAGAGGTGACAGAGCATGAGCTTTAGTAGTTTTAAAGATGCAGTCATAGATGATATTCATAATAAAGCTTTGTCAACGGCTGCAAAGGCTGGGGGAGAATTGGTTGAATTAGCACAGCCTGTTACTCCGATTTTGTATGGAGACTTACGACGAAGTTCGTATTTTAAAATTATCATCCAAAAAAATTCAATTGTAGCTAGAGTGTTTAGTTTAACTCCTTATGCCCGCAGACAATATTATGAAAATCGTCGGAATCCACGTTGGTACGAAATGGCTGTAAGTTATGGAATTCAGAGTATTAACCAAATTGTAGAGGGCGGGATGCGTTTATGATTGAAGATTTGGTAGCACATTTCAAAAAAACATTCCCAGCTATAAAAACACTTGGATTCATTAAACAAACGGGGCTTGATTCAATGGTAGTAATTAATGAAGCACCGACATTTCAAAACAAGCAAGTACAAACGCAAAGTCGTGTTCGTGAGAGCATCGGCTTTTTAATTTATGACAAAAACACAATTCAATGCAAACGAACATACGATTTATTACGTAACTACTTTCTTTTAACAAACCCTTCTGAGCTGAATATCCAAAATCAGAAGGTAGTAGCAACAGATGTAGCAAGCGGCGGACAAGTCGATTATGACGATGATGGTCGTTTGATTTATCAACTAACAATATTATTTGAAAAGGAGATGTAAGTTAATGGCAACTTATGCAGTTAAACAATTAGAAATTTCGGTTAAAGATTCAGGGGAAAGCGGAGATGGTGTTTCGATCAAAGACTTAGAAACTTTAGACATTTCACTGAACTCAAATGTGGAACAATATACAACAATTGGTGAGGTATTTGAACGTGCGGTAAAAACAGGTGCTGCTATGGAGTTAGGTTTGGATGGGAAATACAATGAATCAGATCCAGGACAAAATGAATTACGTGAAACTTGGGATAAAGTTGGGTCTGAAGCTGAAAAAACAATTGTAGTTAAATTCCCAGCAGGCTCTAAGTATGAAATCACTGGACCAATCGGGATTAATGATTTCGGTGGTGGTGGTGCGAACGATATTGGTTCATTTTCTGCCACACAGAATTCAAATGGTACGCCGGTTTTTACGCCGGCGCCTACCATTGAGCCAACAAGCGTAACGGTAGATAGCGCCTCTAAAACTGTAAAAGTTGGAGAAACTATTAAAATTACAGCAGGAGTACTGCCATCAGGAGCTCCACAAGATGTAACATTCACTTCATCTGATGAAGCAAAAGCAACAGTAGCTAGTGATGGAACTTTAACAGGAGTTGCTACAACAGTAACTGCAATTAAAATCACAATTGCGTCCAAAGTGAAACCATCGGTTAAAAATGACGTTTCTGTTTCTGTAACATCTGCCTAATAAACAAAATACGAAGCCCTCTGAGTGAGGGCTTTTACTAATTTGGAGGACAAAAATGAAATCATTTAATTTTAACGAGAATGAAGTAAAACTTCCTTTGGAAATTAACGGGAAAAAGTATTATGCGGACATTTCGGCACAAGCACACATTAAATACAGTGCGCTTTTGGATGAAGCACCTAAAATTTTAGGACAAGTTCTTGCGCCTAAATTGAAAGGCGACGAAAGCGATGGAGAGCATACAACGCCGGATAGTGAAAACATGCATGAATTGTTAATGACTATCACAGATGGAATTGTAGCAACGAACGATGATATTTTTGCTATTTTTTTCAGCAAAGAAGACAGAGAAGAAATCAATTCTAAAACATTGCCAACTAAAGTCTACGAGGGGCTTATTGAATACATTATAGCTAAATTATTTGAAAGCGATATGAGCGAGGAAAGTGACGAGGGGAAGCCACAGGAAAACAGTATTACGGAATAGTTGAAGACTTTGATTTAATCGAGTCTTCTTTTTTGGCGTATTACGGTATCAGATTGCGCAAAGAATTGTCAAATATGACTTTTTCAGAATTCCGGACATATCTAATGAATTTAGGTGGGGAAACGCCATTTATGACAACTCTTGAAATTCGAATGACTGAACGAAGCAAAGTGCCAAAACATTTGCTGAAAGAAAAAATAAAGCAAAATCGAATCATGTTAAAGCGTGGATATTTTGAGGATGCTGCTTCTAATGAAGAAGGATTAGAAAAGGCTTTGAGAGCTAACAGCAAGCTGAAAGAGGGGTGAAAATATGAGTAAAGCGGGAGAAATTTATTACGATATAAAAATACGCGAAAATGGCTATAAAAGCCAGATGAACAAAATCGATAAGGATATGGATAATTTTGCGAAGAAAGGGCAAAAAGCATCTGACAATATCGACAAAATCAATAAGAAAAACATTAATATTAAAGGTCTTGATTCATCTATCGTCAAAGTTGAACAATTCGGAAATATGCTTGAAAAGTCTGGCCAAAAGTTAACAAAAGCTGGAACCGCGATGACCGTTGGATTTACGGCGCCAATTGTAGCGGGAATGGTGAAATCAACTAAAGCGTATCTTGATTTTGATAATGAAGTGACAGAAGTTAACTCTTTATTGCGTGAATCTGATGAATCAGCGAAAGAGTTTGGCGATCGTTATACACAAGTCTTTGATTATGCACAGAAAGCTAGTGTTAAGTATGGGGTAGCTTCTGAACAAACTATGCTCGGTATGAAAGAAATGGTTAAAAAAGGCTACGATATTAATCAAACAATGGCGTCTATGCCTGCGATTTTTAATGCTGCTCGTGCATCTGGCGATGATTTCGAAACAGTAATGTCTGTTACAACATCAACATTAGAACAGTTTGGAATGATTTCTAAAGATACAAATAAGCAGATGGAATACACAAACAAAGTTGCTGACGTGCTAACCTACGTAGCTGATAAAACAGCGGCTGGATTCTCTGATATGGGAACAGCAATGAACTATGTCGGTCCTATTTCGCATTCGCTAGGATATTCACTTACAGATACAGCAGCAGCTGTTGGTTTGCTTTCTAACCGCGGTATTGAAGGGCAAAAGGCGGGTACCGGCTTACGGGGAATGCTTACAAGTTTGCTTAAACCTTCAAAATCAGCTGCAGAAGCAATGTCGGCAGTTGGATTAACAATTGAAGATAACAACGGCAATATGAAAACTTTACCAACTCTCTTGGATGATATTAATGATAAAACAAAGAAAATGACAAAAACACAGAAAAACTCTTTCTTGACGATGATTTTCGGACGTGAACCTTTATCAGCTGTTAATACGCTTTTAGAAGCGGGAGGCGATTCTCTACGTAAATATTCTAAGGGCGCTGATGAAGCAAATGGATATACTAAACAAGTTGCTGATAACATGCGAAAAGCTGGTAAATTTGGTGTGGATCAATTCAAAGCTTCGCTCGAAGTATTAGAACAGAACGTAGGACAAAAATTAATGCCCGCCCTCACTCCTATCGTTGAGTGGGCTAATAAGATGATTGATAAATTTAATGACCTTTCTGGTGCACAACAGCAGAGTATTATAAAATGGGCGGGAATTTTGGCAGCAACAGGTCCTGTGCTAATGATTGGCGGAAAACTAGTATCAATGACTGGCGGACTAATAAAAGGCTTTGCAGGGTTAGGAAAGATGTTAGGTTTAGGGAGTAAATTAGCTCCTTTAGCGGCTGGATTTGGCGCTACAACAACTGCTGTGGAAGGTACTAGTTTAGCTGCGGCTGGATTAGCTGGTTCTTTCGGAGCTTTACCAGCAGTTATTACGGTGGCTGGTGCGGCTTTGCTTGGTGTGGGTATTTATGCACTAGATAAACATATAAGCAAAATCGAAGAGAGCAAAGAACGTGTGAAAACGTGGGGCTATGACATTGGCGCCGAGGCAGATAAGTCTATGGTGAAATTTAATGAATTTGCATCAGAGGGTAAGCTTGCACTAGATACCTTTGCAACTGGCGCTACAGAAGACAGCGAGAAAATTGTCAGTGCTTTCAAAAACATGGCGGACGAAATTAAGAAGAATACAGACGATGCATTGGGTGACTTCAAGAAAGCATATGATGAAGCTTCACCTGCTGTACAAGCGTTACTAGACAACGCCATGAAAGATTCTGAAAAGAGGGCAGAAGAAAGAAAGGCAAACGTAGATTCGCAATATAAAGAAATAGAAAAGATTTATCAATCTCATGCGGTTAAAACTGGCAAGATGACATCTGAACAATCGAAAATTGTTAACAATATTTACAAAGATATGCAGATTGAACAAATTGAAAGTTTAGGCTTAAGCAACAAAAAGAAAACACAGCTGATAAAAGCGATGAATGGTGAGGTGCAGAATTTAAGCACAAAAGCACTCACTGAACAAGCTGACTATCTTGGTAAAGTCACAAAAGCAACAACAGATGAAACGAAGAAACAAAAGAAAGCATTCAAAGAATCTTATGATAAAGAATTAATAGATAAAACGTCATACAATAATGCAATGAACCAACTGGATAGAGATCAGAATAGAACAGTGCGATCTAGTGTAACGGCTTGGATACGAACGCAAGAACAGTTATACGACAAGTTAGGTGTAAGTAATGAAGTAGCGCGAAAAAACATCCGACGCGGATTAAAAGATATGGGACTAGATTATGACGAATTTACACGTGATGTACAAGAAAAAGCGGGCAAAGCTGACGAAGCCAGCAAGCTAATTGGCGATGGAGCAAAAATGGCAGATACCGCATGGAACAACTTAGTATTAGACCCTAAAACTTCTGAAATAAGAGACAATGTTGGTGAATTCGTATCCAATTTAGCTAAAAGTGATGATGGTTGGAATAATCTTAAATTCATCATGAAAGAAGCAAAATTAACCACAGATGCTAAAAAGACTATTGCAACAGCAACTATTGAAAGTGGTCGCTGGGATAAGATGACTTTCAACGAAAAGAAATTAATTGTCAGTTATGAGGACTCTATACATGTAGCTAACGCGTTGTCAGATTTAGGTATTTGGGATAAATTGAAGCCTGAACAAAAAAGTATGATTGCGAATGCAGATACTAGTCTGGCGTTACAAAAAGCTCTGCAAGACATGGGAGTTTGGGACAACTTACCTCCATCAATGAAAACTTTAGTAGTTGATAATTCTGATGTAATAAAGAAAATGAATTCTTCTAAAGGGATGTTAGTTAGCTATAACGGAACGAACGTAGATTTAAAGACGCTTTTAGCAAATAACTATGATGTTAGGAATAAAATTCAGAGTGGTAAAGATGTTATTGTTCAATATAACGGACAAAAGGTGAATCTAAAAACCCTTTTTGCAAACAACAGAGACCTGTTATCAAAAATTGATAGAGGTAGTAGAACAGTAAACGACTATAACAACATAGCTATCCATAGAAAAGATTTAGTTATTAATTCTAACGCAGAGGCTACGAAAAACGCCATTGACAATGCTATAAATTCGTGGCGAGATATGCTCAACATGAAGAATCAAAAAGTAATTTCTATTGCATATAAAACGAGCGGTAAAAGTCCTAGCGGGATTCAAGAGGTAGGTTATGCTAGAGGTACGAATAATCATAAAGGTGGACCAGCTCTAGTAAATGATGCAAAGGGAAGCAACTACGAAGAAATGATTACTACACCTGACGGAAAAAGTTTTGTTCCAAAAGGGCGTAATGTTCTTCTTGATCTACCACGGGGTACTGAGGTGTTGCGAGGAGATAAAACAGCTAAAGCTTTGAGTAACGTACCTCGTTATGCAAAAGGTACTAAAACAAGCTATGCGAAAAATGTAAGTAATAAAATATCAAATGTGCAAGTAGATTATAAAACAGGCGCAATTAGCGCACAATCGTACATTAATAAATTAAAACAAATTAATAAGCAATATCGCTTAAATGCAGCGCAAACAAGACAAATCAAATTAAATATTGCTGGAGCAAACAAAGAAATTAATACACAAAAAACTAAACTTAATAAATCAATAAAAAGTAGCGCACAAAAATATTATGATAATGTTGCTAAAATAAATAAAACGGCTAAGGATTCTATTAATGAAGCGAAAAAGACATATAAGGATGCTCTTAAATCAAATCAAGAAGCCGCATATAATCAGACTGGACTATTTGATGCTGCTGTTACAGAGAAATCAAGTGGTAGCGAATTAACAAAAAATCTTAAATCACAAACAGCCCAACAAAAAGATTTTATGGCTCAACTTGATAAAATGAAAAAACGCGGTGTTAGTAAAGGTCTTATAGACGAGATACGCAATATGGGTGTAAGCGCAACAGGACAAGCTAAAGCAATTGCGGGAATGTCTGATACACAACTGAAACAATATCAAGCTGAGTGGAGTAAAAAACATGCTAATGCAAACAAGCTGGGATTAGACGCTTCTGTAAATGATAAAGTGGCGATGGATAAAGCTGTCAAGGCGGCGAACGATAAAGCTAAAAAAGATTTGGCAAATGCGAACGCTTCTTGGTTGAAAGAACTTGATAAAGCAAAAGAATATCGCACTGCTGGCTCTAAACTTGGTGTACAGACCGTAGCGGGGATTATTCAAGGGTTCAAGCAAATGAACGGTCCGCTAGAGAAACAAGCGGATCAACTAGCTAAAACAATTGAATCGACAATCAAGAAAAGACTGAAAATCCACTCGCCTTCTCGGCTAATGAGCGATGAAGTTGGTGAACAAGTGCCAGCGGGAATTGGAGTCGGAATGCTTAAGAATCTAAATACTATAGATTTGGCGGCTCATAAAATGCAAAAACATTTAACAAGTCTATCACCTGCTATTTCAGTCCCAGTTACCCCGAACACAAAAGAAATTACGGCTTACTCAGGGGCTTCTATAGCAACGCAAGGAAGCGGAAACCCAGTTACAGTACAACCAATTCAAATTGTTAATAAAACAATGTTAGAGGGGCGTATAGTGGCGGAGGAAACGGTAGATTTTATAACAGAAATTCAAAACAACCGTATTATTAGAACTAATCGAGCACAAGGGGTGATTTTATGAGCTTAGGATTCACATATAAAGGTATTCATTCATTTGATAAGCATGTGGAAATAATTGACATTAAACCACCATTGTTCCCTCAGAACGAAGGCAATACGGAAAGCGTCAGTGGTCGTATTGGCGCTTTTTATTTTGGACCAAATGTTGGTCAACGAGGGATACAATTAGAAATACAAATTATTGGAGATAGCCTTAAAGAATTAAGTGAGCGGGCTACATCTGTCGCTGATTGGTTGATGCAGGTAGATGCAGAAGAACGCTCTTTGGTAATTGATGATGCGCCTGAAAAGACGTATTATGGTCGATTTGAAGGACCTACAGACTTAGATAGGCTTTTATATAACGGACGGGCAACGCTGAATTTTGTTTGTTCAGACCCGTATGTTTATTATGAACAAGAAGAATTTGAGCTAACTAGCGAAAGTAACAAATTACCAGTACGCGGTTCACAACCTACCAGCCCTGTAATTGGAGCAGTTATAAAACAGGATGTCACTTATATCGCTGTATCGAATAAAGAGGATTACTTATACATTGGCGAAGGAGTTGATCCAGATTCTGGAGAAACTCCAGTTAAACCATCAGAAATAATTTTAAACGATCCAATGAATGTGTTAGCTACATGGACCCCCATGAAACAGTCAGATTTGACATTTCAATTAGACGCAAATAACGGGATTATTGATGGGAGTTTCACTTCAACCGCAAATGTATTCCGAGCATCTGATTATGGTGTTGGCGCACAGTGGCATGGACCAATGAGTAAAGTAGTTCTTCCCCAAGCGCAGGATAACTGGCGTGTAAGAATGCGCCTTCAAAACATAGCATCGGCACAAAAACAACAAGGTAAATTAGAAGTGTATCTTGTTGATGAAAAAGGAGCAAAAATTGCAACGTTTCAAATAAAAGATAATGCCGCAAATACCGAAGTCAATATTGTTAAAATATCTATTGGCGATCAAAATGTTGCTAATTATCCTGAAAAAGATTTGTTTAATGAGGCAGGGAAAGTTACTAAAACATACAAAACAGTATCAACTAGAAAAAAAGTTAACGGAAAATATAAAACAGTGACAGAGAAGGTACAAACAGGTGCATATAATGAATACAGAGATTTTTATGGTTACTTTATTTTAACTAAAATAGGGAATCAATTTACCGCTGAAATTATCAAACTAGATAGTAATATAAAGCCTGTCTGGACGAAGAAAAAGGTATTTGTAGATACCGCTAATAAATACACAAAAAAATTAGCTCAATTAAATATATACGCTGCGGCATCAGGCACACATGACCCTAACCGTGATTTGTTTTTCACAGATACACTTGTTGAAAAATTAAATATTGTTGCAAATACCGCTCCGCAAGTTATAGCGCATGCATCTGATGAATTAATGTTTGATTTTGAAACAGAAACAATTTATAAAAATGGCATTCCTTTTATGCAGAATCTAGCAATAGGAAGTCATTTTTTTAAGTTATTTGGCGGTACAACAGAAGTATTAAATGTATCTCCGTTTGAAGCGGCAGATTGGACAGTCTACGTTAGGCCAAGAACTTTTTAAAGGAGTGTTTAAATGTTATTGATATTAGATGAAAATAAAGAAATTGTAAAATCTATATCCGTTGATTCAACAAATAGAACTCATTATTTTAATGATTCACACACCGAGAAAGTTAAAGATTTTGATTCAACTTATGAGTTTTCTGTTTCGACAGATGACGAAAGTTCAAAATATTTAACAGGTGGAAATTATGTAATGCTTCAAGACTTAGACGATGATTCATTGTTATTCAAAATTATTGAAGTGCAAGACATCAGAGATGACAATAGTTCGAAACCTCAAAAAAGAATCTTTTGCGAAAATGTTTTTATCTTTGATTTGAATAATGTAATTGTGACAGATCGCGCTTTTTCCAATATTACTATTGGTCCCGCTTTAACATATGTGCTTGGCGGGAGTGGATGGATTCCTCAAGATACAGAAAATGTAGGGGCAGTTGCAAATTTGGAGTTCTCAGGATATATAACAGCTCAAGAAGCCCTACATCAAATTTGTACTGCTTTTGATTGCGAAGTTAAGTTTTATGTAAAAACATTTCAAGGGAGGATAGTTGGCTATTATTGTAAAGTCGCGAAACAGTTTGGGGATAATGAAGGTGTTCGAATTGAGAGCGGCACAGGCATTAAAGGAATAACGAGGAAAGTATTATTTACGAACATTAAGACTGCTCTTATACCTCTTGGCGCAACGCAAGCTGATGGGACACAATTAAACATTTCTTCTGTTAATGGAGGATTGAATTACATCTATAATGATGAAGCAAATGAGCAATACAACCCAAGCGGCACAGGTTACTTAATGACTAAGATTGTAAATGAAAATATAACAAATGCGGCAGCGTTGAAACAATGGGGTACTTTAGAACTTAGAAAGTTATCATCGCCATCATATCAATATGAAGCAAATATTTTAATGTTAGAACAAGTCTATGGTTTTGAAGCACATCGAATAAGAAAAGGCAGTTTTGTAAGAATTGTAGATTTAGAAATGAGTCCTCCAATTACAGTACAAGCAAGGGTTATTGAGTTAAATATTTGTTATAGCGATATGTCAAAAAGCACTTGTGTAGTTGGTGATTTTATTGATATTAATTCGGCTACACCTGCGATTATAAATCAATTGAGGGAAAACGCGAAAGTATCAACAAATGCTAATAAAGTTGCGTCAATCGCAAGTAATAAGGCTGAAACAGCACAGCAAATCGCTAGTAGTGCCGAAAGTGTAGCAAATGATGCGAATACAAATGCAACAGATGCAAAACAAGTAGCAAATGATGCTAAAGATTCCGCTGTCACAGCAATAGATACAGCTAATGACGCGTTAATGAAAGCTGGTGATAACAATAAACCTTTTTATGGTGAGCTACCGCCAGCTATTCCAAAGATAAACGATACATGGTTCAAGATAGATGAGATTGAAAATACTATAACAGGTGTTTTTAAGTGGGATGGGATAATTTGGAAAGAAATACCTCTGGATTATAACGCTTTAAAAGTCGGGGAGTTATCAGCGATTACTGCGAAATTAGGTGATGTAGAGAGTGGGAGTATCACAGGTGCTGAATTTATTCACAATATTAATTATCGTGATGAAGAAGGAAATTTGTTTACTGGGACAGTCACGATGAACGACGATGGATTTAATGCTGCTACAGTACTGCCAACTGGTGCCGGCTCTACTATTTTAAAAAGTGATGTTACAACACTCGGTGGCGTGAAAGTAGCACAGCAACTGATGGATCATAATGTTTCCGGAGAACTAAAAGAGGCAATGCTACGCGGTGATTCGTTAGATTTCTCTAAGGAGGGACAAACAACTTTATCTGTAAATGCAGATTCGTTTTATAAAACAAGCTGGAAAGATTTACCGCTTAACGCAGGATATTCTACAGCCGAATTTAATACACCTCAATATATGATTTTATGCATTTTTGGAATTAGAATTGTGTTTTTCCGTGGTCAAGTTCAAAAATCAACCGCATGGGCATCAGCTAACGCTTTTGCTTCTGTGCCTCTTGAGATACAGACAACAAGAACGGCGATGGCTTACGCGCCAACGAGCAAATCGACTGGTGGTCGAGTACATGCGTCTTCCGCCAATGCAATGAGTTTTATGCCTGTCGACACTAGCGTTACTTATTTTGCGTTAAATCAATTATTTTATGTTTTAGATTAAAGCCAGCAAGGCTTATTTTTTATGGAGTGACAATGAGGAGATGATGAAAATTGGTACTTGGGAGTATTTCGATAGCAGGGATGAGTGTGGGGGAGCTAATAGCTTTAATTAGTTTAATAGCGGCAATCGTAGGTTTTGTTATTAGGTGGGCATTAGTCGCGCCTTTAAGAAATATGATTGATTCTCTGGATATCACTTTAAAAAGTCTAAGAGAAGAAATGTCCGAAAGCAAGAAAGATCGTATGAGTTTACGAGAAAAGCAAAACGATCATGATAAAGAGATTGCTTTATTGAAACGGGAAGATAAAGCGATTTGGAAGTATGTTACTGAAAAAAATGAAAAGGAGGTGAAATGATGAAAATTAACTGGAAGGTACGATTGAAAAACTGGCGAACTGTTGTAGCAACACTTATTACAGTTCTTGGCGTCGCATGGACAGCGGGAGGTTTTTCTATATCTGATTTAGATAACTGGTCTGCTTTGTGGCTTTCGTTTGTAAGGTTCCTAAATAGCCCAATGGCGATTGTTACAACAGTAGTAGCTGTTATCGGGATTTTGATGGACCCAACGACTAGTAAATTCTCCGATAGTTTAAAAGTAATGAATTATTCAGAACCAAGAAAGGATGATAAGTAATGGCATTAACAGAGGCATGGTTAATCGAAAAAGCAAATCGTAAATTAAACGTTTCTGGAATGAATAAATCTGTAGCAGATAAAACCCGAAATGTAATTAAAAAAATGGCGAAAAAAGGAATCTATTTGTGTGTTGCGCAAGGTTATCGCTCGTCAGCAGAACAAAATGCACTGTACGCACAAGGCAGAACAAAACCTGGCGCAGTTGTCACAAATGCGAAAGGTGGACAATCTAATCATAATTACGGTGTAGCGGTAGACTTGTGTTTATACACAAGCGACGGAAAAAATGTTATTTGGGAGTCGACAACTTCGCGCTGGAAAACAGTTGTATCAGCTATGAAAGCAGAAGGATTTGAGTGGGGCGGAGATTGGAAGTCTTTTAAAGATTATCCGCATTTTGAATTATATGATGCTGCTGGCGGTGAAAAAGCCCCATCGACAAGTGCAAGCAAACCTGCGACTTCTACAAGCTCAAATAAGAACGTTTACTACACAGAAAATCCGCGAAAAGTTAAAACACTAGTACAGTGTGATCTATACAATTCAGTAGACTTTACTGAGAAGCATAAAACCGGTGGCACATATCCGGCTGGCACAGTCTTCACGATTTCGGGGATGGGGAAAACGAAAGGCGGGACACCTCGCTTGAAGACGAAGAGCGGTTACTATCTCACTGCTAACAAGAAGTTTGTTAAAAAGATTTAGTTTAAAGCCCTCGCGTGTGCGGGGGCTTTTTTATATTAAACTATTTATTGTTTAACCAGTTACTTTCAGGTTTCATAATTAAACGAGCATTACAATAGGCCATTCCAGGTGTAAGTATTGTATTTATTCGATATGAGTCAATGTGTTTTTCGATGGCTAGAGGAAGAGTATCTTTACCAAATCTTAAAGGCGCGAGATACATAATTCTTTTATTATAGTATTGAGGGACTACTAGTCTATTATTTCTTAGTATTCTCTTTTTCATTTGTTCAGTAGAAGAATTAAGGATTGTTATAATTATACTCTTATCCAATTGTTGTATGCCTTCTGGTAGTCTAGTAAAATTTTCTTCAACTATATGCTCCATGTTGTATAGTACATTTAATTTCGTATTAAAGTACATATCTTGAGGATTTGAGGCAAAATAATCAATATGTTCAGGTAAAGACCCGCGCATATTTTGAGGTATATCGTGGTCAGAACTGCGATAAAAACTATTGAAAAACCATTCTTGTTCATTAGGCCTAGAATTTTTAGTAAAAAGCATAAAAATTTCTTCCCCAGATTGAGTCAATAATCCCGTGTTCATCAAACAATGATTATCTTTAAATTTTAATAAGTTTTCATCTTTACATTTTGAAAAAGTATGATGGATGAATTGAAAAAGAACTCCATACTTTTGGTTTGACGATTTAGCATTTGGATTTTCATAATACCAATCTTCTTTTTCTGCTAAATTTTCTGCTAAATAAATTAATTTATTATTAAAATTACCTAAGGCAGCAAACTTCTTTAACGGTGGTGTTTCAAGCATCTGATTATATCCCAAATTGCATCCTCCCTAAATTAAGTATAATAATATTCTATATTAAATTCGTCTTTTATACTAGACAAAAGAATAAAAAAAATATATAGTATAAGTATTAAGAGATTAAAAACTTAATTAATACGGAACAGTATTATAAATCTCTATAAACTTATGTACTTAAAAACTAATTCAAAAAAACTAGAAAGAAAAAGCCTCGTTTAATCGAGGCTTTTTTTATGCAAAAAAACACGCTAAACATAAGCTTAGCGTAATTGTTATATCAATTCATTTTATCTAAAATCGGTTTAAAGTATTTATCTTCCGCATCTCTACGTGCTTTTATGGCATCATCTTTCTTTTCAAATCTGCCTAAAAAATGTAATTTTTTTTGAAAGGTAATAGAAGCTTCCCATTTATTTCTTTTCTCATCCCAACGCACGCCTTTTATCCCACTCTTGTTTCTTGCTGATAGGCTTCTAGTTAAAGCTGATTTCATAGTGCCATCGACTGCGTCTACTTCTAGTTTTCTTTTAAGGGCGTTTTTCTGTGCTGTTTCTGTCCTTAAATTTTTTTCAGCATATTCACGCCCATTTTCTTTAGCTAAACAACCGCAAGATTGAACATGACCACGTTTTAAATGTTGAGCTAATACTTCTTTTTCATTGCCGCATACACAAAAACAGTTCCATAACGCGTTACCATTTTCAGAACGAACAAACTCTTTCACAGTCAATCTCCCAAAAACTTGTCCAGTTAAGTCGGTAATATGATTATTCATTGTATTGCCTCAACAATCATATAATCAGTTGAATCATCTAAATAAGCAGTAAAATGCTCTGTAGTATTTACAGATTCAGCGAGTTTAGTTATATTGTCATCGTTCATATCCAGTTTAATCTTTTCACCGTCAAGCAATTCGGAGCTGATTTCATCCGTGTTATAGCCATATTTTTCGAATACTGTTGTTAACTCTTTTAAAATCTCATCATTATTTATTTCTTTTTCAATTTCGTAGAATTCGTCTAGCATTTCGCCCGCTGTAAAGCCGAAAACTTCCGCTATCAATCGCACATTTTTCGCAGACATTTGATCAACTGTTTTTTTGTCTGCTATTCGTATTGTTTGATGCGCAAGACCCGTTGCGTTTCCTAATTGATAAATTGTCCAGTTTTTAGTTTCTAAGTATCGCTTGATAAATCCAGCCATTTTATTTTTCCTCCTCTACGTATTTAAAAATTACAGTGTAAAATCCCATTTCTTCGTTGTCGTCTTCACGTTCACCGTACACAACTTCTAATTTTGTTCCGGCAGGTAACAATACTTCTTTTTCATCTTCGCAATCCTCAGCACCTAGTGCAATTACTTCATTTTCGTTGTTGTAATCGACTACATGGCAAGGTACTTCATTTTCAATTTCAAAATAGTATTCGACAGGACAATCATTACATACTGTAAAAGCACCACCGTTCGTCCAACTTTCTTGCTTTTCTAATGTAATAACTTGCCCTTCTTCAAATCCTAATTCCCAGTTTGTTTGAATTGAGCGTCCAAGTCCCCCAATTTTTGTATTTATATCTTTCGCAATTTCGTTTCTGTCTATTGTTTGCAT